TATTAAATCGTCGGTAGTATATTCGCTATCGCCATATTTTCTTACATTTTGTAAAATTTCTTGTGGACCTTGGTCTTGCTCTAAAAATTTATAATATGCTTCTAAAAATTTTACAAATGTAGATGTAGAATCTGCTCTAATAAATTTTGCTGTTTGATTTGTTAATGTAACAGCAATTACATTACTTACTTCAAGTTTAGTACTAGATAAAATCTTAGTTACAAAAACAGTATTTGTAATTGCAGGATGTTGCAATTTGTCGCCTGCAATGATATCAAAGGTATCACCAACTACAACAATTTTTGAAGATGCAGTTGTAGATACAATTTGTATATTTGTTGCATTATATTCCCCTGCTCGGATAAACTCAGGAATTTGCGATGCAAATATCTTTGATAACTTTTCTCTTATTCTACTCATACGGTGATTACATTAACTGTAAGTCCTGGTAATCTATTTGAATCTATATTCAATGTGCCTTCATCTAACAAAATAATTTGATTTTTATCTACAGCGACTTCTAAGTATGTATCCTGAACGGTTGCGGTTATCCTCACATCTGATGTATCTGCGGGATAACCTAACAGATCCAAACTATTAATGGACAATTCCCCGGTTCCGTAATCTACTGAACCATACGCAGTATTTAATATATTACTATTGCCCGCATCTATTAATTGAATTCTACCTGTTCCCTTATTGTTAGGAACCGCATCATTTGGCACATCTTTCATTTTTGCTAGAACAGAATTGCCTTTATAATTAACTACAAAAATTGTAGATGATAAACTTCCCGGTAACAATCCATTTTTAAATTTAATTGTACTACCTGTCAAATACACATTTAATGGACTATTCAAAATAGGTTTAATTCGTCTTTGTAATTTAACAGTCATTAAATTACCAATAATATAATCATTTACATTATCAATATTTCTTGATAATTTTGAGAATACAAAATCGTTATCAAATTTTTGTAGGTCAGTCTCAAAATAATTTTGTATTTCGTTTATAACTAAATTTTGTATATCAGTTGAGGACAAAGAAGTCTTAGCGGCCTCGTATTTTACATTAACTGATAGATTAATATAGAAATAATCAGGATCAACAAATTCTGGCATTATAGACAATACTTGTTTATTTTGTAATATAGTATTTTTAATATCGTCTTTAACCCCTTGAGTAATTGTATATCCTTCATATGGATTTAACGATATTACAACTTTGCCATATAAAGGAGGAACATTATCTTCACCTCCCCATACTGAAACAGATTGAACTAACGGATAATTTTTCGAGATTATAGCTTTATAATCATCCCCGGTAACTGCTCTGTTTGAAGACGAAGAAAATTTAGGTGCTCTAAATTTAATACTGTTAATATCTTCTCGTCCAAGGCCACCGCGAGAATTTGTAGAAGCAACTATTGTTCCTGCAACTGTGCCGCCACCTATACTAGATCCACAAGCAAATTGTTGAGAAATTGTTCCCGCAACATTACCAATTGTGCCATTTGTTATTAGATAATTAATTGTGACTAAATTATTTCTTGCTAATTTTTGGCCGAGCACCCCATCTCCAAAATAAATTTGATATAATCCGGTAGGATTTTCTTCGAGGAAAAAGACTTTTGACGTGCCATCTAAATCTAACGTATCTTCTGATAAAATATAAACATTTTCTGTTGTATCGGATACCGAATTTTGAACAACAACTTGTATAGTAGTTGTATCTATATTATCATTTGGAATAACATATTTTTCCATTGGTCCAGGAGAATCTACGCTGTACACATATTGTAGTGGTGTGCCTTCTGCAATTTCAATATTGTTAAAAGTATAAATGCCACCTACTGGTTGTATTGTTTTTGATACAAGATTAACAAATGTCAATGATGTGTCATTAATAGAAGTTGTAAACGGAGTATACTTGTCCAATGTTAAAAAATCTGGAGAATTTGTTAATCCAGATACTGTAAATGAAATTGTTGCTCTTGCGCCAATTGATGATACAGGAGTATAACCTAGATGTTTAGCAATTGATACTGCCGATGATCGTTTTACCGCAGAATCTAAAAACATATCATTTATAACCATACTTGCTAAGTATGCATTATAATGCGTATTATACGACAACAAATCTAACAATATAGATAACCCGGAACCTTCAAAATCAAAATCAGTAAAGTACGGCGCACCGTCAATATCGGTGTAATTTTTAAGGAAATCTTTTAGATTTGCCTTTATTGTATCAAAATCTAATTCTGCTATTCTTAAATTTGCCATTATCTTACTCTACTAATTGTTGTTGTGACTGTTACTGGCAATGCGACATTATTAATTGTAAATGTTACCTCTATATCAACAGCATTGGAATCGGAATTATCGACAATTTGAATATCTAGTATTGTTGCTCTAGGTTCAAATTTTTCTATAGTATTTCTTATAGATCTTTCGATTGCAACAATCGTGGACGGCATAAGATTTTCAAACATTAACGCATTTACTTGACTGCCTATTTCAGGATGAAACGGCCTTTCGTAATTTTTTGTTAGTATTAGATTTTGTATAGACGTTTTTACCGCATCTATGTTTTTTCTTGTAAGAATATCTTTAGAATACGGATGTGGGGCGAATATCAGATTTAGGTCTGTGAATCGTCTTACAGTGTTAGATGTAGTAGCCATTTTTAATATTTATTATAATTTTTTTGCTAGATTTAGGAATTAATAAATAACATCTTTATTTATGTTATCTATCCTAAGTTCTTTTTAATCTCTACAAGCTGTACAAACGCATTTCTTGCGCCAGGAGCAGTCGGTCTATCGTTATAAAACGTTGCAATTTGTAATGCCGATTTAGCCCCGCTTGCTGCAAACGCAGCATGTATCCATACTACCATACCACCTTTGTCTGTTCTATATTCGAGCAATAATTGCTTAAACGGAACATTTTCCTTAATCCATTTAATTATTTCGTAATGATCTGATTGAGAATGTCGATTAAATTGCAGATCAACTGCCTGTCCGACATAGTGGTCAGAATTTGTTGTGCCGTGTCTAAACCCACTTGATATAATCATATCGGGATATTTTTCCTTTATTGGATCTAGCATATTTACCGCTAAACTTTTTAAATTTCCGACAATTTGTGCTTTAGTTAACCCCTTTTGATCTATAAGAGGAAACTTATTCATCACAACATCTCTTAGATAAATGTATTTAGAAAGCTTTAATGATCCAGGGAATTCGTTATAATTACTAAATTCTGAAGTATCCACCGGGGTTATTGTTTTATTCGATGTTGAATTTGTATCAATTTTTAATCCTCTAGTCAACAATCCCGGAATAACTTCACCCGCAGCAAGTTTTTCTTTCAACACCTCGTCAGCTTCGAACTCTAAACTATCCCCTCTATACGTTTTTTGATTTGTATCTGGTCTTGTTATATTTGATTTTCCAGAAATTCCTTGAACTGTTTTGCTTTCCGGTGGAGTATATACTGGCAATTTAGTAGCTGAAACTGTAATTGCGCCCATTTTTGTTTTAACGGTTGCTGCATCCAATAACAATTCCAGGCCGCCCTTAATACTAGCAGTTGAATTTGATCCAGATTGTAATGCCATTTCTTTGCTAGCTTTTGCAGCAAATGCTCCAGATTTGGCATTCATAGTAATACTACTACCTTGAATATTTACAGGACCGTCACTTGTTATTTCTAAACTAGATTTACCAGAAACTTTAATATCTTCCGCAACAACTTGTATTGTTTTTGCAGATTGAACTAATGTGTCTGCGTGACCCGTAACATATAAGTTGCCATTAACCTCAATATCTGCATTATTTTGTACAAATATTTTTGTTGGGCCACCAACTGTTAAACTATACGCACCTTTAACGTATACAAATCCATTGTTGTCACATACTTCATAATTGTCTCCAATTACTTTTTTCACCATTGTGCCATTGATATCAATTTCAATATAAGTTCCGGCCTTGTGATAAATGTGTATTCTTTCCGCATTTGGTGTTGAATCTAATTCAATAACGTGCCCAGCCTCAGTTTCAATTACTTGATTGAAAGGGTATTCTGCATTATAGGCAGGTTCTGGCTCAGCCCAAACCTCGTTTGAGGATGCAACTGCAACATCTTTTTTTCTGTAATATTCTTTTGTTTTAAAATATTTGTGGGAGTTGTCTTCTGCAGCTAATTTATTAGTATCCGGTAAACCCGCATAATCAATTTTTGGATATATTTTGTTAGGATCACTAAATCCTTGTTGTGAAGCGAATGCCGGATCATTTAACGGCCCTGTTGGATCTTGCGTGGGATTTAGCGGGTGAGGGAGTACTGCAGGCACATCAACATAATTGGGCAAACTAATGTCCACATTAGCCGCATTGTCTAATTTTACAGGATTTCCTGCACCATCATATACCGCTTCTCCGGAAGATGTTGTTGCAACATTACCTGTTTTAATTTCTTCATTTATTAATAATTTTTCGATTGTGGGTGTTTTATCTGATTTGCCTGCAAATGTTCCCATCATTATTGGTTGTTGTTTTTCTTCACCATCCAAGAACCAGCCAACAACCCATGTCCCCTCAACCGGACCAACGGGAGCTATACCTACTCCCGAAGTACTAGCAGATGTTATTGGCATCATAGGAGTTGCCCACGGTAAATCTTTGGTGGGTAACAGACTCAGGTCATCGGTATGATATCCAAAGATTCTAACCTTGCACCTTCCTAGTTTTTCTGGGTCCTGCCTATTTTCAACAACCCCTACCCACCAATTAAAATTTTGAGTTCCGTATAAATTATGCATAATATTATCCCGCAGAGGTTCTTATAAAATCATTGGGCATTGACGATAAAGAATCTCGTACAACCTCCATTGATATCATATGTTTTAAAATATTAATTTTATGATGTATAGAAGTTATCAAATAACTTCCAGAATATCTTGAATCTACGTGTTCAGATGTTTTATCTGCTTCATCCACCGGTGACATATCTGGAAATTGAATTTCAATTATACGCCCGGCTTCAATATCTGTTCTGCCATAAATTGAAACATTTAACTTCAATGAATTTAATTCGAGTAAGTTTGATAAGCGATTGCCATATATTTCCCCCATTCTTTCATTATAATTATCTTCTATTCCGGTATGAAGTTTTGATAACGTAGGATATACTCTGGTGTGACTATTTAAATTTCTAATAACATTTTTTGCATCAAATAGCGGTGTACTGTTTTTACCTGCAATATGTGTATACGAAGAAAATTTAGTAACATGATCGTAGTCTGTAATTATTCTTTGTTTTTTAAATATATCCAAGGCAACCAATTTACTTGCAAAATACCCGTTATCTAAATTTTCTAAATGATCTAAACCATTTAATATATCCACAGATTGTATTAGCGTCATTTTTTCTATAGTATCGTCTGAGGCTGCTGTGCCAGTTGCCTTGTATTCATATCTGCCAATAGATGTGTGATTTTCAAATATATCTTCAAGACTTCCAAAATAGAAAGCTCTGTTAGATTCCCAAAATAGAAAGTTACATGCTTTACCTGATGTAGGTATTGATTTTTTTGCCAACCAATTTAAACATTGAAACGGAGTCCAACCCGGGCTTACAAATTTAATTTTATTTGCAGCTTCAGAAAACAAAACCAACGGGGTTGTTTCTTTTCCCTGTGATAATTTGCTACTGGTTTCATTATAAACAAATGTTCTAGTAGTTTCTAAATTATCTGTAAAAATTTTATTTACTATGGTGCTAGTTTGCCCCGAGAAAGAATTATATAATGGGCTTAACGAATCTATAAGAGCTTCTTGAGATATAAATCTAAATTTATAAATTTGTGTATTTTGATCTCTTACTAAAATACGATCTTCAATTGAAGTTATTTTAAAAGTTTTGTATATTGAATACCCTAGCCCGGGAGTTGTTAGTTTAACAAGAAGGTACTCATCACCTAATAATTTAAGCTCTTGTATTAAATTTCTACTGTCAGATAATAAAATATCACCAGACATAACATTATTAAAAATACTTTCATAGATATTTAACTCAACAAGATAATCTAATAACGACAATCTTCCGTTATTAGATACTAAAAATAATTGTTCAATATTAATTTCACCTGCAGATTGCAGATTTGATTGTGTGGTTATACTCATTCTTGAATTATTGTTGTAAAGTTAGTATCAATTGTCGATACTATTTCAGGTTTTAGAATATTAATTCTTCTTCGTTTTTCATTTTCTTCAATTTCATACATAAGGTTTGAAACAGGAAATAGTGCGCCTGTTGGGAAATTTTGTAAAACCATATTAACTTGTTGAGTCCCAGTAGTGGATTGCAATTGTAAAGATTGTGGATTTGTAAATGTCGAATTCTGTGACATGCTTCGATATCCAGATACAACATATTCTTGAGGATTTACATAATGATGTAGACTGTATACATCGGTTTCTCCGTATTTACCTTTTACAAATGCTACAAGGTTGTCATAACTCATAGGCCAATCAAATCTAGGATCTATAATATCATTTGCTATTAGTATTAACCAATGTAGATTAGAATCACCATACCAATAATCAGCAACAATTTCAGGTGTCTCGCCGTCTTTAATATCGTATTGTTCAAAATATGAACTATTGTTTTTTAGCTCATCTGATAAAACAGCTCTTCTTAAAATATCAGCAATTGTTTGTATGGTTTTACCATTATCTAATGTGTATGCTAAAAGAGGAAATTTTTCAAAAAACATTTAGTATCCTCGACTCTTTATTGTTTCTTTTGTTATCAGTTCTAATTCTCTAAAACTTAAGGTCACATTTATTTCTGTAGGTGCACCGGTTGAAAAAGATGAGAATTGTTCTCCTCCATATTCCACATTCATATCTGTTAAAGCACACGTAGCAATTTTATTAAAATACCCGTTTTCTTTATTATTATAGTAATATGATATTTCAAATTCAGAAGGATATAAGTAGAACGCCCCGCCTGCAGCTAGTTCAGGATGCATATGTTCTTTGAATTTATTAATAACATTATATACTGCAACTACTTCATTATTATTCTTTGGCATAAATTTGTATTTAAAATTAAATTTACGATAATCAATTCCCTCAAAAAATACTTCTCTAAAGGGATTTGTTTTAACTTTTCCGCCTAGTTGTATAATATCTGTTATACTACCTAATCCTGGTAATATAGATGGAATTTTTGCAATTTGTAATGCTAAAGATTGAGCTAACCCTGATTTTCTTTCTGACATTGCAGCGTCTGACATAGATGTGTCAGATCCTAAAAATCCTCCAAGAATTCCCAAATCTTTATCTTGGTAATTTATACCATAACTTACACTTGGACGTTCTTGCATATGTAGTGTTATTACATCTTGCAATCTTTTAGTTTTATCTTGTTTTAGTGTTTGCGTATCTCCTAGCGTTTGATCAACTACAAGACCACCGAGAGCCAATCCAACCGCCTTTGCAGCCACAATCCCAACTTGTCTAGCAGTAGAATTTACTTTTCTATCTTGCGAACTTATTCCCAATAACGCTCCAGTTGCTTTAATTGCAGCAAGTCCCCCAGCTGCTACTGCTCCGCCATAAATCGCACGGGTTACTGGATCTCTATTGTTTAAATTATCTCTTGTTGTAGCAGTTCTATTATTAGAATTTTGGATATTGACAGTTTTATATGAATCATCTGCAACAAATTTTGATTTGCCTCGAACATTTATAAAAAATGCTACATAGTGCTGTAAATCGGGATATACCCCTAACCCGTCAGGATAGCTAAGAGTGCCTACTTTGTACCCCTGAACCTTTAATTTGGTGTCAAAGGGGTTAGTATTGTTATACTCAGTGGCCCTATTATTAGTATAGCTTTGTCTAGTATCTGCCATTTGTTTCCTATAAATATTATAGTTATTAATTATTTATATGAGTTATGTACACCAAAACCTACAAGGGTCGCTTTAGAGTGGCAAATGCTGCAAAATACACAGGAGATATTACAAATATTGTATATCGTTCTCTGTGGGAGCTCAAATTCATGAAATGGTGTGATAGCAGTATTTCTGTGGTTGAATGGGGTTCCGAAACAGTAATAATCCCATATA